TTAATAGTCTTACCATTACCAATGACAGGGGCCGAAGTCCCGAGGGGCAACTCAACCCCGGGTCCCTTTTGCGGCCAAGGAAGGCAAGAGGTGAAATAATCGTGGCGTTTACCACGTTTCAAAAGGTTGTAATCCGAGATGTCGTCTGGCCCTTCATCGTGTAGCACTTTGACAGAATCGCAAAGATTTTGGTCACGGAACCATTCATCATAGATCAGGTTGTATCCACGGAAAGGTAAGGCATTGACCGTAAGCCCGGCAACGCCAGTGGGGAGGCCGAAGTAATCGGCCAAAGAACCAATCGCAAAGCCATTGGTTATATCGGACTGAACCGTAGGTATGACGAAGTCAGTAGAGTCCCCAGGGTCTTTTTGCTCGCCCATAAATTGCTGGAATTGATCCCAGACAAGGCGATTCGGAACGAAGAAGAAAAAGAAGTCCATGAACATATTGTCCATAATTGGGACGATAGGAGTGTTAAGACGGGCAATTGACGAAAGTTTCACGTTGAACGTGTCTCCAGGGAGGATTTCGTCCACATAAATGGGGTAAATGTAATCAGGGTCCAGGGTCGTTTTATACCCATGTGACCGCTTGAAGGTTGAACGCTGAATGTTTGCAGAGGGAATTCTCGAGAATTCGTGACTCATGACAGACTTTTGTCTATGTCTTTTGAATGGCATTTCTGGCCCTTTCGGAAGTAATGGTGTCAGTCCGCACAGTTAATATCAAGTAGGTGAACTGTGATCGGCCTTACTCGGGCTTCGCCGAGTCAGGTCCGGAGGCCGCAACAAGCGGCGTAGAAGCCTCTGTAAGAGGCGTTGAGGCCGGAGGCGTATCAGCTATAGGCTTGGGGCACAAACCCAGCTCCTGAGCCTCTGAGAGATTCTGAGGGTCATCCAGGAAAGAGAGCAATTGCCCAGGATCGTTATTGAACCTGGTACGCAGATACGCAGGAAGGCGAGCAAAGTCACTTTCTGCTTCAATAATGCGGTTTTTCATATCATGGAAATCAGTAGCATCAGTGAAGTCACCATACTGAGCCTCATCCGCATTTGATTCCACGAAACCCGTTACACGGTATTTCTTCATAATCGAATTGATATCCACCTCGTTTTTGTGGTGGCCTTCCACCACGGAGCCTGCATCAGTAATGAACGATACACGACGCGAGCCATTACCACGCTTTTCAATTACTTTTTCCATCTTATTTCCTTTCAAATGAAAACAGGGAGCTACGTAAAATACGCAGCCCCCTATGGTTAGAATCAGTAGATAAGAAATAAATCTCATCAGACTGGGACTCCGACAAGGTCGGTAAAGTCGATAACATGAGTTTTTTCGGTCATTGGACAAATCAAGGCACACTGATCATCATAAGTGCCGATCTCCCAAAGCTCATAATCACCTGGATGTTTGCCATAGTGATGTTCGGGGTTATTGGCCAGCTCGCCGAAGGCTCGACAGGCAACCCCAGAATTATGCAAAAACACAGGAGGATGATAGATCTTCGCTTTTTTGTCGTACACACAGTACATTTTAGTGATCATTTTCGTAAGTCCTTACTAACCTAGTTAATTTTGATTGCAACACCTTCTCACGAACGCGAAGGCGAGCAGCAGTATTATCGTCAGAATTCAAAAAAGCGTCCAGCTTTCTTTTGTTCTTGACCGCCAGAAAATCGTCGGGATGACTTAATTCATACATATTATCGTAAAATCGAGGCGCTTTGAACGATTTTCCTCCCGAAGTGACGAAGTCTTTCGGATACACGGAAGAAGGGTTTTGTTTGAACCAGGACGCGGCGATCCCTGGCCGACGAGACATAGTCGTGTATTCCGGTTGAAGTTGGTATTCTTCCCCGGTCTGTAGGTCGTACCGTTTGTAATAATCGTCCGCGAGCTTCCCGTTCATTTTCTTGAGGATATAGCGCGCGACGTACGCAGCAGAATCGACAGTGACATGACCTACCATCGAGTAACCGAATGGCCATAATTTCTCCAATTCTTGAGAACGGTAATAATGATTCGTTCCCCGACTCTCAAGCAGTACCTTGTCAGGGAAGTCAAAGTTAAATATACAAGCGTGATGGTGAGGCCGAGAATGTTTAGACCCATACTCACCACAATGAAAGAACCGAATAGGGTAATGATGGTCAGTGGAGTCGAGTTGATCGGAGGTGAGAACATAGCCGTTACCTTTCGAGACAGGTTGCAAACCTTCAAAGCGTTTGCGCAGCCGTTTCATAAAATTTTGAAAGTCAGACTTAACAAGAGTTCCACGGGAATTCACAGTATCCTCGTTGAAAGTCAACGTAATGAAGCAGTTATTCTCATATAGAGAACTTTCATGGATACAACGGATAGCCCAGGATTTCGAACGATCCATGCGGCATCCAGAACAGTTTGAACAAGGGAGAAGGAGAGTTTCAAAAGGGCAGTCAGAAACATCTGAGTGGTTGAAACAAATCACTGATTTGCCATTATCGGTTTTTTTATTGATTGCCCGGTAGGCTTTTATGGGGTGATAACATGTCATACAAAAGCCTCCGTAATATTATCCGAAGGGGGCCGCCCCTCCAACCGAAAATAGGTCGGCCCTCATTTGCTTGCGCAGGGCCGACGCGATTTTAGGCCGAAGGGGCTCCAACCATCTTCTTTGTTTGTTAGAGTCGATAGCCGCCACGCATTGGGCGAGAACGCGAGTTTCTGCGATTACTGCCACTTGTGCGCTTGAACAGTTTTCGACTACGACTCCGTTTCATACGTTTCCGTTTCATTGCGATTCCCTCATTAATTTAAATAGTTCTTCAGTTTCAGACATGTTAAGTCCAGTGGTCGCACCCTTACGCTGCAAATGCTCTATCTTTCGATTTCGCCAATTAGGAAAAATACCTGGCGTACTTGACTTGCTCCCAGGTAACTTGATCGGCTTGCCAGTAGGGCGCACCATACTCGCGCCCTGGCGGGCCTTGGCCTTAGTGAAAAAGTTCTTGATACCAGACCAGATACCTTTTCCACTGTTAGCAAGTCCACCAACCAACGACGCCGCTTCACTACCGGCACCGGTTTGGTTATTAAGCCTTGAAGCATCCGTGAAATCTCTCATCCACTTTGGAAGATTGTTGTAAAACTCCAACATATTGCGATCGAGAGTAGCTGAGACATTCGCTCTGGCCGTATTCGCAGCTTGCAAAGCGGAGGAAGCACCACGAGAGATACCCGCAGAGAGATCGGGGAGAGATGGTGCAGAACCGGTCGGCGTAGACGCGCCTTTACCACCGGCAGACAGAATAGGGTTAAGCCCAGCCGCACGAAGATCGGCAACCTCACGTTGGTGGGCAGTATTAGACATCCGCTCTTGAAATTTACGATTAAAAGTCGCTTCACCAGATGCCTGTTTCGCCGAAAAGAGAGAAGCACCGAGGCCCCCCAATGGGGACCCCACGGCAGAGTTGACAGTACCAAGTACGTCTTTGAAAAATCCCATGTTTGTCATCCTTTTAACAAACAAACGTTAACTGACTAGAAATGATCGACCAGGCCAGGCACACTGTACACCGGCATAGGTCTAGTGGCAGAAATGTCGAAGAACGCATCAAACGTAAAAGTAGGTTCATCCACGACAGCAACCACACGCTCGATCGGCATGTTTTCTTCAATGAAATCTTTGTTCAGTACAGGAAGTTCGGCAAAATCCTGAGAGAGATGCCAAACGTCGAGGGAAGTAGGATCAACAGACCGCATCTTCCCAGTAATCATAGAGGGCGCGTAACGGTATTCTGCCCAACGTTCTTGATACCCGAACACATCAGTATCGGCAGCAGTATTTTGCGCGTAGATTTCCTGATTAAGGACAGCTTGCTCACCCAAATGGGACAACGCCGGCCAGAAGAAATCATACTTCGTCGAACGCGACCACATTTTATTAAGCGCGGTCTGATAAGTGATGTCGGCACGGATTTGCACAAAACCGAAGACGTAGCCATGCTCGACGAATGACTTGGTGAACCCAACACCAGATTGGGCGTGATATCCAACAGCACCAAGAGTACCAAGAGGCGTACCAGTTTCCAAGGATTGTGTAGTTTGAGCAACGGGAGTCACCTGGATCGACCGGGAACCGCCGCCCAGGTATTCAGGCCGCTGTAACCGAGAGTCAGGGCTATTCACGAGAAAATGACTCTTGATGATCTCAGTGTAACGAGTTCCACCGCGGGCGTCACGCTCAAGGAGCTTTTGAAGCTGGAAAGTCTCACGCAGAGAATTGATAGTGGGACCGACAGCAGACGTCAAATCGGCAACCATACCAGAAGCAGCAGCAGCCTCCGTCAAACCGATACCAACATTATTGGTAGGCTGAGCAGCACTCGTGCCACCAGTACCGATGGCAGTATTCCAATAACTTGTATCCGCATAGAAACCAGTCGAGTTCGTAGCCAAACCGTAACCATTCTCGCCGTCAGTGGTAAAATTAATAGTCTTACCATTACCAATGACAGGGGCCGAAGTCCCGAGGGGCAACTCAACCCCGGGTCCCTTTTGCGGCCAAGGAAGGCAAGAGGTGAAATAGTC